TGGCGATCTGGTTGAAGGTGCCCGGGTCGAGCTTGCGCGTCTCACTTTCCACAGATGCGGTTGCGGCGGCGCTCAGCGACTGCTGGCCAACGCGAGCTTGGCGCGACTTCGACAGGCCGTCGGCCAGCGTGGTGAACATGCGTTTTCCGCCGAACGCCATCACGTCAGCGCTCGAGCCCAGGCCGCCAGCAATGCCCTCAAGCAGAACCTCGCCAGCATCCACCTTACCTTCGGCTGCGAGCTGTCCAGCGGCCTCGCCAGCGGCCTCGCTGACACCCTGCACGGGGAACTGAACGGCCAGGTTGGCCAGCTCGCGCTGCGTTTGTGACAGTGGACGACCAGCAATGCGTGCCGGCGCCAGCAACTTGCCCGCGAACATCATGCCAAGGGCGTCAACGGCAGTGGTGCCGGCAGCCTTGCGCACGGCCTTGTCGCTGGCTGTCTGCATCAGTTCGTCGTCTTGCAGCGCCTTCATCACCGCGGCCGGATCTTTGAAGTCCACGCCGGCTTCGCGGATCACGTCGGCCAGCTTCACGTCGAATTCGGTGCCGAAGTTGATCGCTGATGCGAGTGGGATGCCGCCGCCCAGCGCGCCAGCAAGCAAGGCCGGCGCCGAAGAGGTTGCAGCGCCAAGTGCGGTGCGTGCGGCAAAGCCAGGGGTCAGGCCTTCCAGCGTGGCATCGAAGCTGCTCATGCCTTCGCCGGTATCGATCACCTGGCGATCAAGGCCGCCAAGTGGGATGCCGATCTGATCGCCGGATTGCAGCTGCTGGATCTGACGTGCGGCAGGATCAACCGGCGCCGATTCCAGCTCGATCTGCTGCTCGCCAACACGGGCCACAAACTCGCCTTGCTGAGTTGTCAGGTTTTCACGCATGACCTGTCGCTGCTCGGGCGTGCTGCGCAGGTACTCGCCAGCAAACCCGCCAGGCTCTGATGCATCGAGGAACGGTTTCACGCCAGCAGCGGTGGCGCGAGCAATCTCAGCATCAACTGCATCGAATCGTTCGCCAATTCGCTGAAGATCGCGAGCGTTAGAAAGCGTGGTTCCTTGCGCCTGGCTGGTCCACTGCTGCTGAATCGCGCCCAGCATCTTTTCGCCAAGGCTCTGCTCATTGAAGCGGGTATCACTGGCCGCGCCTTCGATGCGAGTCAGGGCATCGAGGTCGTTTTGCGCCACGGCCGACAGGTTGCCGTCGCGCAGGGCGTTGGCCGTCTTGCGCGAAGTGTCGTAGATCGCCGCGTACTTGTTGCCTTTCTCCAGCTCGGCCATGCGATCGCGCTGCTGATACAGGGTCGCGGCCGGGATGCCGCTCATGCGTGAGGTGGCGTTTGCCTTGGCGTATTCGGCCGGTGCAATCGTGGCCACGGTCTTCAGGCTGTTGACGAAGTCAGTGCGCTCATCGTCGAAGGAATCACGGATTGCAGTGGTCAGCGGCGTAGGTGTCGGCTGCTGGATGGTTTCGTCTACGGGTGCAACGAGCGACGGAACTTCAAGGCTCATTGTGCTTTCACTCCAAGTTCAGAAATGCCCTGAACATACAGGCCGATAATGTTTTCCACGCTCGCCGGTTCGCCGCGGCTGCGCAGAGTGCGGACAATCTTCGCACGGTCGCCGGCCGGGATGTCGTCGAGGCCGATATCCTTGCTGCGCAGATACGCGTTTTGCATCTGCTCAGGCGCCACGTTCCACAGTTGTTCGGTGGTTTCGCTGAATGTTCCTGTTCCGCGCAGGCGAACGTCGATCAGCAGTGAATTGGCGATATCGCTGGATTCCTTGGCTGTCGGCTGGCGGCCATTGGACAGGAAGAACGCATCTTTCTGGCCTTGATAGGCTGTGCGGAACTTTTCTTGCGCGGCGATGTTCTTCGGCGTGGTGGCCTTGACGCTGGTGCCGGTGAGAATCCCAGCCTGCTGCATAACCATCGTCAGCTGATCGTTCTCAGCCTTGGTTGCGCGCTGGTCGCCATAGTCGCCCTGCACAGCCTTCTCCCACGAGCTTTTCACGGTCTTGTAATCGGCATCGTTGAGGAATGGGCGGATGTCGCGGGTCAGGCTCAGTTCGCCGAACTGCGGACCAGGCATCGACAGGAATTCGCGCAGCTTGCCTTCGTCGGTGGCTGGCTCTGTTCCCTTGCGGCGGTGATCGTCCAGCTTCTGCAACTTCACGCGGTCCTCTGCGCCGATGTTGGCCAGCACTTGTGGCGGGATGGCGTTGTATCCCTGATCAAGCGCGATGTCTGCCGCCTGCTCATAGTTGGCCTTGATCACCAGTTGATCGGCTTTGTTCAGGTCGTCGATCCGATCCAGCGCGAACTTGCGCGTCTCCGGGTCTTTGATCTGGTTTGCCGCGCTGGTGGCTGCCGCGAGCTTGCTAGAAGCGCCCGATGGCGCTAACTGGCTGACGATCTTGCCGGTGTAGTCGCGGGTTTCCTTGAAAGGGATTGCGTCGATGAACGCCTGGTTGCTGATGTCGCCAGTGCGTGGGTCGCCGTTCTCCTTGATCCACTTGTCCACGCTGCCAGGGCCGGCGTTATACGCCGCGACAGCCAGGGTGGAGTTTCCGCCGTAGCGACCAAGCATCTTGTTCAGATACGCATTACCAAGCGCCATGTTGTAGTTCGGGTCAGCGGTCAGGCGCTCTTCGCTGTAGGGGATGCCCAATTCCTTGGCCATTTCCTCAGCCGTCTCAGGCATCAGCTGCATCAGGCCTTTGGCGCCTTTTGGTGAAACGGCCGTAGGATCGCCGCTGCTTTCGGCCTGAATCACCAGATTGGACAGGCCATTGATGCCGACGGTGCCGGCGTTGTATGCCGCCTCGCCGATCTGACTGCCAAGCTGCTGACGCACGCCATCGCCAAGCAACTTGGTCACCCGTGCCTGGTCGTCGACGGTCATGCCGTCATACGACTTGGCGTAATAGCGCTGGGCCGCGATTGGATCTTGCTGCATCAGGCGCTGGATCACGGCGGTGTTGATGCCGCTGTTGTACTTCAGCACCTTTTCTTGGGTCAGTTCGGGGGCTTCGCCGTTGCGCTCGCCCTGCATGGCGATAACCCGCGTTCCTTTGTTCTGGTAGAACGCCACCTGCTGCGGGTCGTCGTAGTACGCAACCGCGCTTTCTGTCGCTGCGTTGAGGGTGGCGTCCTCGGCTTCCTTGTAAAACACCTGGCGCTCGCCGAACTCGTAGCGGTTCAGCTGGCCGTTGAAGCGCTCGGCCTGGCTCTTGGCGATCTGGTTGAACCGCTGGCGCTGGCGGTCGTTGGTCAGGCCGTTGCTGATGTTATCGACCTGTTGCTGGAACTGCGGCAGCGTCTGGTTGGTGATGTCGATCGCGTTTTTGCCCTTTCGGGTGTAAACGCCGTTGTCCGGGTTGAACAGCGTATCGGTCTGCCACTTGCTCAGGCTGCTTTCGGCCTCCATCAGGGCGGCAGTGTCTGCGTCGTCCTGGGTCTTCTGCCAGATTTGAGAGGCGACCTGCACCAGCGGCTTTGCCAGATTGGCGCCGATCGTATCTTCCTGCTCGATCTGCACCTGCGGCGCGCCAATGCCTCGAGTGCGTACACCTGGGCCATTAAGCGTTGGGATTTGTACGGCCATGATTCCCCCTTAAGCGATGGCTTGGTTGTAGTTGAGGCGAGCGGCGCCGCCCAGTGCGGCATTGGTGCCGGCTCCGGCGCCCCCTCCACCACTGAACATGCCGCTGGAAAATGCACCGCCAAGGCCGCCGACAACGCCGCCAAGCAGCGAGCTCATCATCCCGGTTTTGGCGTTCTTCTTCAGGGTGCTGGCGTTGGCCAGGTTACCGGTTGCCTGTGTTTCATATCCGTAGGCTTCGCGGGCCGCGTTGTTGCTGATGATCATGGCGTCCAGCTCGCCATATTGAGCGACGTCCTGCTGCAGTAAGGCGTTTGAGCCTTCGTCGACAACGCCGCCGTTTCCGGCCATGGCGGCGCGCTGGGTGCCGATCATGTTCTGCGTCTGCACGCGCTGCGTATCTGCGTCAACAACGCCACGATAGCGCGCGTCATTGGCCGCCCGGTTGAGGTAGGCAGCGTTTTGGGTGAGGGCAGAAGCCTGGCCAATGTCGCCGGCCGACTTCTGTTGCCCCTGCATCATGCTGCCCGCTACGGAGACAGCTAACGGAATCAAAGCCATCCAGCACATATCAGTTTCCCCTGGTCATTTGGAATTGCCGAAATAGTAGCTGTTTTGGCCCGTATGGCGTAGGGCTGCCCATGCTAAAGCCCAGCCACTCAAGCCACCGGATGGCGGCGGTGTTTCGGGTGTCGACGTAATTCACCAGTGTCTGGTGCCGCTCCATCATCTGCGCCACCAGCGGCTGACAGATTCTCAGGAAGGCGCGCGGATGCTGCTCGATGGCGTTCGTGCTGATCAGCCACGGGATACCGATGCCGGCGCCAGGGCTGTAACTGACGTCACCAAAGGCTGCCAGCGGCGTATCTCCCCATACGATGACGTGAGCCGCCACGCTTGAGCGCAGACCAAGAGCCAAGGCCGAAGCAATGGTTTGACCGCAACCCTCTTCGATCTCGTCACGGTCGGCCTGTCGCGCCTCCCTGGCGATAGGCTCGATGTCATCAGCGGTCATGCGTCTGACGTGAATCATAATTTCCCACCAATCTCATCACGCGGGATGGCGGCAATGATGTTCATCGGCAGGGGGTCGTCCTGAACCATCAGGAATCGCCCAGTGTTCTCCCAGGTGTCACTGATGCTCACTTCTGCAAGCCCGTTGATGGCGGCAATGCTGCCGTAGTTGTCGCTCGTTTGGCGCTGCTTCATTTCGAACAGGGCGCTTTCCTTGGCCCCAGCTTTCCCGCCGCGGGTGTCGCGCACCAGTAGCGCCACGCTCGACACCTGCACGCCTTTGTCCAGAAGGGTTTCCTGGCCGGCGATGTTGATCGACAGGGTTTCAGCGATGGACCGGTAGGGCAGGCCGATGTGCACGATTGCCGACGGATCTGGAATGGTGATTGATCCGGCCGTGACAATTTGCTGAGGCGCCACGTTTCCATCTGCAAGGACGGAAACAATCTTTCCTTCCAGATGGCTGAGTCCGCTGAAGCTGTTGCGGGCGAATGCCCAAAGCGTGAAGGCTGCGCCCCGGATCTCGGCAGGCACAACGCCAAGCGGCTGCACCTGAACCGCTGTCGGGCTGGTGTAAGACAGGATTTTGAAGCGGAACGGCTCAGCGATCGGTGTTGGCACGTATTGGAGGATGTCTCCGACGTCGCCCGCGGAAAATATCGCTGAAGATGCTACGGCGGTCAGGGGTTCCGGCGATTGCCAGGTTGTACCACCAGTGACGGTAAGCGTGGTTGCTGTCGTGTTGGTGCCGTTGTAGACCAGGCCGCAGTCAACAAAATGGGAATGTCTGATAACGGCCGTGCCGTTGTATCGGTCCAGAATTCTGTTGGCGAACAGCTCGACGTAGTGCTTGGTGGCGCCATTAATAACGCGCTGCACGCACGCATAAACCGAGTCGTCGCGACCTTCTGGTACGCAGCAAATCGAAAGGTATTCGCCGTCTGTGTGCTGGTGCGCCCACCCGTTAACGTCCTGCTCCGGGATGTAGGTGCAAGTGACGGCCGCGCCGTCTGATCTCGCCGCCCAAATGACGTGATATGGGATTTTCTGATAATCCCAGTCGACCAGGCTGTAATCCTCAATCAGATGCGGCGATAGGATGCTGATCGTGCTTCCGCTGAACCCGTCGGCCTGCAAGCTGTAGCCGAATGCGGTGACTTCGCGGCCGCGCTCTTGGTTGTAAACCACGCTTGTTCCGATTAGCAGCGGCCTGAGCTGCCCTATCCCATTGTAGGACTGGGCATCACCATTGATGGTCTTGGCGGTGAAGCCAGCGGTAGAACCCTGGATAAGCCATTCAGCGCCATCCGTGAAAGGAAGCAGTGACTTCAGCGGAACCATATGCATGATGGTATTCACTTCGGTGCTGAACATCGACCAAGTGATAGCGTCATCATCCTTCTGTGGCGTCGAGTAACCAAAGTTCGTGAAGACGCCGGTCTTGCTGAACCAAAGAGTTTGCGGCTTGTTCAGGGTTGAGGCGTAGACCAGTCGCTGCTGGTAGTAGGTTACGGCGCGCGGGAAGTTACCGGTTCCAATGAATGGATCCGTGCCTGTCGGTGGCGTGTCGGTCTTAGTCGGATTGATGTTGTTATCGGTGAAAGTAAGAGCTGTTGCCCGGCCGATAAAGCCATAAATTCCTGCCCCGGCGTTGTCCTTGTAGATGTTGTAGTAGGCCGCTCCGACGACTGCCGGAAAGGTAACCGTCGCCTGGATGTTGCTGTTGAACACGGTCACGCTGTTGGATGTAACCGGCAGTGACTCTTCGATTGCATTGCTGCCATCGTCCAGTACAGCTGTGACCTGATAGCGCCAGACCTGAGTGTTGCCGGTGCCACCGCCAGGTGTTGTCGCTGTGGCGCTGGCTGGCGCGGCCACGCTCGGCACCAGGGAAACAGGCGCGATAGTCCAGTTATCGTGGGCGAAGCGCTTCAACTTTTGTGGCTTGTGGTTGACGTGGACCATATCCATCACGTCACCGGACTGGGTGAAGTTGATGGAGAAAAGCTCGTCTCGGGTGAATGGCGTCACCAGCGTGAACGGTAGGCCAATGTTCGGGCCGGCAGTGTTCAGGACCAGGCCGCCGTTGCGATAGACACGCATGGCCAGGTGCGTGAACTCAAGCGCGTAGGCGTCAGAGTTGTTGAACTTGAAGCGGATCATGCGAGCAACTTCGTTGTTCAGCGTCTGCGACAGGAAGTAAGAGCCGGCACGGTTCACGAATCCGCCATAGGGCGTGACGATGAAGTTGCTCAGCTGGCGCAGGCCGTTCTGATAGGCGGCCAGGTCCACGCGCCCATAGAGCTGAGGCCCGATCTCGCCGCGGCTGAAGCTGGATTGAATAATGCTCGTTGTCATGCGTGCGCCTCCGCTTCATAGATCGAGATCGGCGGGTTGTCCGGCTGCTGCTGGTTGAGGCTGGACGCCATCGCTACCTGAGTCATCTGCTCGGCGATCTGCATCAGCGCCTGACTGGTTGCGAGATCTTTCTTCAGCGGTACGGCGATCAGCGCGGCGAGCTGGTACGAAAGAGCCATGACGAATGGCGATGGCAGGCGCTCAGCTGGCAGGCCTCGGGCGATGTAAAGCAGCTCAGCCTCTGGCATGTCCGTAACGATCGTCAGGCTGGAATCGCCTTGCTGCAAGTCGTATGGGATCTGCTGGCCCTGCATTGGATTGCGTGTGCCCGGGACGACTATCTGGATGGCGCGCACGCAATCGTTAGGGTAGGCGTAGCGGTAGAGCCAGTTCGTCGGAGGACTGCCGATGTCAGCCAGCACCACGCTTTTGGTGGCAAATCCCCAGTCTGTTGACTTGTAAGACAGAAGGGCGTCCAGAGCAGTCGGATAAAATGTGCTGCACACAATTTGTTCCATGCTCTGCTCGGTGTCGCTGGCCACCTTCGACGTGCTGCCGACGTGAAACAGGGCCATGTTGTAGATTTCGATCTTGCTCGCCATGGGGCGTCCTCCAGCGGCGCAAATGAAAAGGGGCCTTTCGGCCCCTGTCATGGTAGTGGATTAAGCGTCTGGAAGGGTCGGATCAGAATCATCCTCTTCATCCACTGGCAGGGGCGGTACAGCGCCCCCGCCACTCGGCCCAGGCATAACCGGTGTGCCGCCAGCGTTCAGCCGAAGAGCTTCCTGCTCGGCCAGTTCCTTGGCGTTGCCTTCATCCTTCTTGAACACTCGACTGAAGCGCTCGCCTTCCTTGTTCAGTACGACCCAGTTACCGGCCGGTACGTGCTTAACGGTAAAGTCCAGGCCGGCAACATCTGTCGACTGGCTTTCCACTGCTGCCGATTCTTTCGGCTCCAGGCGTTCCATCCAATTTGCAGCAAAGGCTTCTTCGTTGCTCACCTTGAACTTATCGCCGACAAAGCGCAGCGATCCGAAAAAACCCATCTGTGTTGCTCGCACCATAAAGCCGGTGCCGCCGTCGTTCTTAGCCATCATCCCCACTCCTTAACCGGTTAACTGATCCAGTCGATTAAACGACTTTGCTCAGCGAATCAGGATAGGCGCGCTCAACAGTCATGCCGTCGACGACTTGAGCGCTCAGGGTGCCGCCGGTGAATGGGCCGGAAGCGATGGTGTAGTTGTTGCGGATGTAGCGGCGCATCTTGGCCGGCAGCGGGATATACAGGCGAGTGCCGACCACAAGGCTGCCGAAAGCAATCGGAGGCAAGGTCAGAACGTCGGCAAAGCTGGAGTTGTCCGCGGAGTCTTGCAGGGCAATGGCCAGGGTGCCGGCGCCGGTCATGGTTGCGGTTACGCAAATTTCCATGAACAGCTGGGTGCCGCCGCCGAGGTCACGACCAATGGCCGCGTTTTTGGTAGCGCCAGCGTCGATCACGTCCGTGGATACGGCGTTCACGGTGATGGCTTGGTTGTTGGAGACTTGCAGGAAGCGGTCGATGATGCTCATGTTTATTCCTCAATCATGGAAAGCAAAGGGTCATGCCGCCCATTGCTGGGCGGCGCTGGATCAGACCACGCGGGCTTCGTTGGACAGGATCGCATCCATGCGACGGACTGGGACGTCATCAAACATAACGGCTTTCTTGCCCGCCACTTCGCCCATGTTGATGAACACGTTTTTGCTGTTCTTGATCTGGCGGCGCAGATACGAACGGACAACGCGCGGCACGTAGAAGCGCAGGGTGCCGGTGGTTTCGTTCGGCAGCAGTTCAAGCATCTGAACCATGATGTCGACCAGGTCAGCGCCGGTTGCTGCGTCTTTCTTCAGCAGGGTGACGTCGATGTTGGCGGCGCGTACCACGTAACGCCAGTCACGCACGGTCAGGCCGGCATCCCAGCTGTAGTGGGTGCGGTAGCCTTCGTACTTGCCAGGCGGGGTCTGGTTGTCGAGCAGCGTTTCTTCCTTGGTTTCGCCGATGTGAATGCCACCGACGGAGCCGGCCGGGAAGATACCGTGCACGGTGGTATCGCCAAATGCGATCAGCCACATCGAAGTGTTGGTGGAACCGGTGCCGCCACAGTCGATGATGTTGTCGCCGTTCTCGGCCGACAGGCTGTTGAAGCGCGGCGCCAGGCCGGTGATGCGCTCAGGGTTTACGGCAGCGTCACCATAGATCAGCTGGGTGCCCATGTTCTGAGACATACCTTCAAGGAAGGCGCGGCTCTCGGACATCATGAAACCTTCTTTGTCCTGAGAGATCGCTACCAGCTTTTTATCGATCTCAGAGTAGGTTTCCAGCATGCCGGTCTGATCGCGGATCTGAACGGTGGTCGACTTCTCAGGTTGAACACCGTAGTTCAGTTTGCGCCAGGTACCGGTCGGCAGGCCCGAACGGATGGTGGTCTTGTGGCCGGTGCCGTCGTTGCCTGGCATCCATGGGATGTCCTGCAACATTTCGTTTTGCAGAGAAAGAATCTCGATAATCATCGCGATCTTCTTCCCGGCGTCAGTACCTTCCTGGCGTTTCGCCAAGTCGGCCAGGGTCAGCGATACGCTAGAGAGCAATGCCATGGTTTAAATCCTCTTCACTTGTGGGGTGTTCATTTCTTTTCGAACAGGTGGCCAAACATGATTTCTTCGCCTCTGCGCTCAGTCTTCGCCGGCTCGCCTCCTTGCACAAAGTTATCGGGTGACATCTTAGAGCCAATTGCAACCATCATCTTGAAAAATTCAGGATGAGAGCCAACGCCAGTGTAGGCAATCAACTGGCGGAATTCAGGGGAGCCGAACTGCTGCATAACTTTCGAAGCGGTAGCCAGCGATTCGCCGAACTTTTCGCCGCCGATATCCGGCAGGTTTTTGCACTCTTCAGCAAGGCGCGTATTGAGCGCGACAATTTGTTCTTCTGCCTGCTGCATTTGCTGCTCTGGCGTGCCGGCCAGTTTTTCCTGAATACCCAGGAACTTTTCGAAAATCTCCTGAGCCTTGTCTTGCGGCAGGCCGAGATCCTTGAAGATCTCGTAGATTTCCGGCATGACAGACTCGTCAAGCTCAATGCCGTCCGGGGCCTTGAATGCCTCGTAAACTTCGGGAGCGCCTTCGGGCGGCTTCTCGGCCTCTTCGCCTTCTTTGCCTTCGTCCGTCTTTTCTCCTGTGGGAGCGAGATCGGTTTTAGCGTCAGGTTTCAGGTCGCCAAGAAGACTGGAAGCCTCAACGTTTACAGGTGTTTGCGCATCGGTTGCGGCCGGCGCTGCTGCGGGAGCGGGCTCCGCTGCGCCAGATGGAGCGCCATCGGCCGGTGCCTCTTCTTGCAGGTAGTGGCCGAGTCGGCCGTGGATGAACATGCTCATTTACTCTTCCCCCATTGGGTTTGTGATTGCGTCTTCGCGGGCTTCTTCGGTCATCTTCGCGTATTTCTCGGGCGTGAAGGTGTCGATCAGTTGCATCAGTTGCAAGCCAGCAGAGCGGCGCCCGGATGATCTGGCCATGATCAGCGCGTTGTCACTGAAGCCTTCGTTGAATACGCCGAACTGCTCCAGCAAGTGCCACATCAGAGCGCGGCCTGAGCGGCTGCCCATCATGTACTGGGCACCGCTCTTTAGGCGACTGGCTGCGAGTCTACTTGCCTCGGCCTGATTCTTCAAAATCTGCTCATCATCCATGTCATTCGGCCCCGGTCAGCGCACTCAGCGCGGTGTCGCCACCGGTTGGTGTTTCGGAAAGGGTCTTGGCACCTTGCGCCAGCGCCTGGCCCTGCTCCATGGCCATCTGCTGCTGCTGAGCCTGGGCGCGCTGCTGACGAATTGCGGCAACCTCATCGTCACCGCGGAGGATCGTCGGCGGCGCTCCAATGGCGTCGTAGTATTCGTCCTGGGCTGCGTCAGGATTGAACTTGTCGCCAGCGTCTTGGAAGCCGGCGCCCATCAGCATGCCGGTGAACTGCGCGGCTCGCTGGATCGAGGCGGTGGCCACGGATTTCTGAGCCTGGGCCAATACGCTGATATAGCCGACGTCCAGCTTCATATCCTGAAGCTCTTCGGGTGGTGGCGGTAACAGTGGCTCGCCGGGTAGCAGGCCCATCCAATGCGGCATGGACTGCTCAACCATGGCGTCAAAGGTCAGCGTGATCACGCGGTCAAGCAATTCCTTTTCGTTGCGCTCGATCACTGGGCCAAGCATGGCGATCTTCTCTTCCTGCAACTGAGCCACCTCATACGCGGTCATCGTTGCATCACGATTGGTGATCAGCAGGAACAGGTCTTCGGAAAAAGCCTCGCCGATGTCGGTTTCGCACTCGTTGATCTCGGCGCGCAGGTTGCCGATGGCGTTGGGGTCAGGAACATAGGTCGGCTGCATGGCGATGCCGATCAGGTTGTCAGGCACCCAGTTGATGCCGCCCGGAACGATCGATCCGCCGCCCAGGCCCTTGAGGCTGACCGGAGCAGTGCGGTTTGGGTTGGCCAGATGCGAGATCAGCCGCATTTTGTCCGACTCAAGTTTTTGCAGTTCGCGCGACTTCGGCAGTGCCTGGTATCCGGGCCCGGTTCCGTACACGTTGTTGCCGGTGACCAGCCAGCGCGGGGCAGCGATCGGGAATTGCTTGAAGCCACTGCGCCGGAGAATGCCGCAATTGTCGCCGCCAGCATTGGATTCCCAATAGGTCGACTTGTAGGCCATCGACAGATTGTCGACGTAGCGCATGTCGGCGTCCGGGTTTGGCTCGATCAGGTGATGCACGGTGACGCGGGAAATGTCGCCACGCTCGGCGGCGGCTTTGGTCTGTGCCGATACGTTCTCAATGCCGAACTTCTGCACCATTTGCCGAGGCGTCATTTGCTCGCAGCGATAGAAGGTGTCGACGTCGCCCTGGTCGTTGGTGTCCAGGCAGTAGGTGCCGCATGGGTAATGGGTGAAGCGAATCACTTCGTCCTTATGCGGGACGCACGACATGGCCGCCGTGCCGTAGATTCCTTGCGAGTTGTAAACCTGCTCAAGCGATTCATACAGGTTGGTCTTGGACAGCGTTACGCGCAGGGCGCTTTGCACCGCGTAGAGCCAGCGGCGTACAGGCATAGTGTCTTTTGCGTCTTTCGGGCGAACCACTTCAAACCATGGCCGCGACTTGCTCGACATGCCGCTCGACATGCCGGCCGACAGTCGCTCGCTGGATCGGATCGGTTTCGGGTTGTTGATCCGCTGATCTCGGCGCTCGCCAGAGTTGGTGATGTCGCCTTCGAACTGTGCCGAGTAGGGCGAGATAAACGCGCGCAGGTCTTTGTAGACCGGGAGCCAGGATTTATTTCGCTCATTGACCAGTGCGTTGGCCTTCTTCTGTAGGCGCTCAAGTTCGGCGTACTTGCCTTTATGGCCTTTGCCTTTGTCGTCCATTCGGATTAACTCCCCAGCAGGCTTTTCATGGATGTGGACGCTGGGGCCGACAGGCCTTGCGAGCCGGTGAGAATGGTCCCGGACAACCCAGCCGCTGCGAGCTGGCGCTTCTTCTGTGCTTCGCGTGCGGCCATGGTGTCATCGCTGACTGCTACTGGAACAGCCTCGGGGGTGTCTGCTGATCCGGCCGCTTTTGCAGCGTCCTTGGCCGCCTTCTCGGCTGCCTCTGTAGGCGACAGGGCTCGATCTGAACCGTAAAACAAATCGCCACTGGGATCAGGCAGGCCCATCTTTTTTCCGTACTGGTGGCCGAGGTCGTATTTTGCGACGGTCTTTCTGATTTTCTTGCTCATATCTCAGTCTCCAAGTAGGGCGTAAACGAAAAGATCACTGCCGTCAGGGGCTCCGCGCTTCATGGTCGATTCGTATCGGTAGCCGATTGCACGCAAGAATACCTGACTTACGCGATCGCTGACGTCGCTGGTTGCCTGTACGCGGTGCAGTCTGTCGCTCTGCATCAGTTCGTTGATGCGCAGGCGCACAGCCATAGCCAGGGCCTTGCCGCATCCTTTGGCGATGGATCGGTTAACCAGGGCGCAAGAGTCGGCCACGCCATCCCAAGCCAGCGTGTAAAACGACACGGCGACCAGTAGGCCGTCGTTGTAATAGCTGGTCATGCCTCGCCCCGACGATTCGATCTCGCGCAGCCAGAACCCAAATGGGTCGGCCTCGGCCACCGGGATCAGCGCGCCGTCGCCCGGGCGGTACGGCTTCACCTCGATGGCGTCAGCTTGCATAGGGGTCGAACTCCGTTTGCACGCCGTCGCTGTTGGTGCCGGCCTTGTGTTCTCGGCGCATGATCGGCATGGCGAAGGACAGGCAAAGCGCGTCCGCATCATCGGGGCTGATGCCGATGCGCTTCTTGATTTCCTTCTTTTTCTCAAGGTGCACAATTTCTTTGGCGTCGGTGTTGTAGTTCGGCGCGGTCAATTCGCGCTCCAGTTCAGGGTCATCCTCGATGGCCAAGCCGGCGCGCAGGGCCTCGCGCATCTGCCACCACATATACGTGCGCATGTTCAGGAATTTCGGGTCGGGGGAACCTGAGCCAAAGTTGATGTCGATCACGCTGGCATTTGGACGCAGCTTGCGGATCTGGTCCGCGACTGGTCCGCCAACGCCCGTGCTGTCAACGAAAACGGCATCCGGGTTGTGTTCATCAATCAGCGTGCAGACCTTCATGGCGAACTTTGTGGTGTCGCGGGTTTCGCTGCCCGGAATCTTCAGCTTCTTGATCGACCGGGCGTCCATGCCGCGCCGGAAGCGGATCACATTGTTGTCGGCGCCGCCCCTGGCGATGTCGATCGACATGACCAGACCGTCGTGCATGGTGCTGTAGACCGGACGCTTGCGGGCCTCGGCCACCCAATCCTGCGGGATAAGTTGCAATTCAGATGCCCTCGGGAATTCACCGCGCACGCGGATACGGAAAAAGTCGGAGTCTTCGCCAAAGTCTTCAGCCCACTTGGCGATCTCTGTTTTGTTGGTGCCTTCAACGGTGCGGCTGTCGATCTGCCGGCAGATCCAGCGGTGCCGGTACCGGGTAAAGCATTCGGCGAATCGCCCGGTGTTCAGGGTCGGGTTCCCGAAAGCGATCCAAATGATTTCGGTGTTCTCGTCCGTCAGCGCGCCTTCTGCTACTTCCCACACCTTGTCAGCGATACCTGATGCTTCGTCGAAGATCAGCAGGATGCGCTTGCCCTTGTTGTGCAGACCGGCGAATGCCTCGGTGTTGTGTTCGCTCCAGGGGATTGCATCGGCGCGCCAGCTGCGTGTGTGCTCGCTGTCGTTGCTGGAAACGGCTGTTGCCGTGGTGTTGAACCAATCCGCGGTTATGGATAGGCGCCGCCACTTTCCGACCTCGGGCCAGGTCTTGGTGCGCAACTGATTCTCGGTGGTTGCGGTGACGACAATCTTGCAGTCCTCGCAGGTCGACATAGCCCAGTCGATGATCATGCTGATGTCGGCAGACTTTCCGATACCGTGACCTGACGCCACGGCGATACGCAAAGGCTGAAAGCGGGTTTCGGGGTTCTGCAGGTGCTTGCCGATGATCTGCAGGTTCTCCCGCTGCCAATCACGCGGTCCTTTGACTTCAGCAAGCTCTGTGCCTTCCACTCCCCACGGGTATGCGTAATAGGCAAACCCTTCAGGATCGTGAGTGAAGCCGGCCATGTCCTCGATCAACTCAAGTTCAAGGTCGTGCCGACTCATTTCGACAAGGGCTGTCACTGGCTTTCAGCTCTGCGCTTACGGGCGGCGGCAAGGCGCTTGGCCAGGGTGCCGGCATCTTCCTCGATGACTCGCTCGGCGAATGCGCCGACGTCGACGTGCTTGCCCAGCAGCTCAAGGTTTTTCAGGCGGTCAATCCACTTGATCTTCTTCAGCACACCCATGACCTTGCGTGCATCGCCTTCGCTTTCAAACAGGTCTGCGATCTCCACGCCGTTGAGGGACTGGCGCCAGATCTTCGGCCACTCGCTCAGGTTCTTCAGGCTCATGTCATCGTTAAGGATGTCGATGATGTCCATCTGGTCCATGTCGTACAGGCGTTGCAGCACGTAGTCGGAATCAACCTTGAGGCGCTCGGCACGCTCCTTGGACAGCTTGGCGATGTAGGTCTGGCACAGAGGGTCATTGATCAGACGATAGGCTGTGGCGCCAGAACTGCGCGCTGAGTAGCCGGCCTTCCTTGCTGCAAGCGCACCGTTCAACCCATTGTCGGAAATGTAGTACTCGCAAAACAGCCGCGGCTTGCCTGTTGGCTCTCCGGCTTCGTTCTTCTTTGAGCGTTTCGGTAGTTCGTAGGTCATCCCCATTTTCCTTGCTTATGCACTGACCAGCAGGCCATCCCAGTTACCTTTCAGCACCTTGCGGAAGTCGAAGGCGTTGGTGATGGCCGCGGTGCCGCCGCCGTCGTTGGTATAGCGCACGACATAGCTGGTGTTCGCCTTCAGATACAGGCGGCTGTCATCGCCAGGAACGGCGACAGATGCCTGGCCAGTGCTGACGACAGCGCGATATGTCGCCCCAGTAATGGCAGTTCCTAGTGCGCCCGGTGTAACGCCCTGCTTGATGGTGGCAGGCAAGACTTGAGCGCTAGCCAGTCGGCGGTTGAGCAGGCGCGGAGTGCTTCCGACGGTGAAGGTCGCCTCAAATAACTCAACAGTTAATGTTGCTTCGCTGCTGCTATAGGCGCGCTGAAGGACTGCGATCTCGTCGGCGCCCGTGGTGATACCGGTATAAGCCACGCCAGCGGCGCCGATGCCGGAATAGCCGATTTCTGCGCGGAACACTAAACCTTGGGCAATGACGAACTCGTCAAACGTCATGGATGGCGTGGCCATTAGGGCTTCTCCTTGTGGGGGCAGGTGGCGCAACGGACTTTGTTGATCATATAGATTCTGACGTGAGGCCAGATGGTTTTCATCCACCAGTGCCTGACGCCAACGGCGGCGAATGTGCAGTAGAGGACTGCATCCGCCACCTGAGAGTTGGGGCGGCTCAGCTCGCCAAGGGCGGCGAGAATCAGAAACAGGTATAGGAATTTGCCAACTATCCCATCACTGACTCGGCGTGATAGCAGGCACCAGAAAGCGTGAATCGTGATTAATACAACGGCAAAAACGCCAATACTGACCATTAGTTACCACCTCCAAATCGGGATTTGATGAGGGCGACTAGGTCGACGGACTTGACCGCCCTGATGCCGGCGGAGAGCAAAGAACCTCCGAACGCTCCCAATAGGAACCCAACACTTCCGGCCAGTTCCGGGACGATGCTCCACTTGTACACGGCAAGTGGGGTGGCGAAGTATGAGCAGGCCACGCCGCAGAAAAGGAAAAACAGCTTTCCCTGCCAGGTCGTCAACTCCTTCTCAATGGGAAGAACAACGATTGCGCCGACAAGTCCGGCGAGCGCCAGTTTCGTATCGTCCCACATGCTCATAGGTGGAATCCCTCGCACGTTTTGTTCTTGCCTTCGTATGCAGCCATTGCCTGACTCCTGATCAGTTGGTATTGCCCAGACGCGCAAAGGCCCGAGGGTTTTAAGCTCGGGCCTCTGCACATCCACTGGCGCAATGGGGGAACGCCCGGCTGGGATGGGCGAACTATAGTGGCGGCCTAATGTCGCGGTCAAATTTTAGGCAAAAAAAACCCGGCTTAGGTAGGCCGGGATGGTCGCAGGGAACGCGTGGTGTTTGGCGATGTTACTCGCTTACGATCTGCCAGTCATCAGCGAGCATGTCGGTCTGACTGGCAAGCCAGCCCGGTTGCATTTCGCCGGTCGCGGTCTTCATGTCGATGTGCGGGTTGATCGTGAACGAGCCGGTGACGCCAGCCTTGTGGTACGCGCTGCCCTCTCGCACTTCGCTGACGGTGGAACCAGGATCAAGAACGAGCCACATGCCTTTGCCATTCCAGCCGGCGCGGGCAACTCGATATCCAAGTTTAAGCGCCTCAATAGCTTTGCCGAGGGTCATGCCGATGGTTGGACGGTAGGCGTTATCAAACTGCTCCTTTGGCGACCAGCTTATGTATCCGGTGTGGTCCTTGTGGTTTGGCTTGCCGCCGTCGGTGTACTCGACCAAATAGCCTTCGTCTGCGCCGTCTTCGTCGGATGGCAATTCCCAGCCTCGGTACTGGTTGTATGCAAGTCGGGTCATGGCCATAGCCAGAATTACTTTGGTGCCGATGTAGGATTTATTCACGTTTGTTCCTCAGCTGCTGCCAGCTTTCGATAGTGGGGTGAGGATTACTTCAACCCTCGGTGTGGATGAAAAACGCTTGCGCATGTGAATGTCGGTGGCCTGGGTGTCGTCCTTCCATGCAACGCCGTTCAGGGCGTCGCATACGGCCTTCAGGCAGTTGTCGGCATCGGGCTTGCTGGTCGGGTAGATCTCGCCGGCCATGGCCTGCGCCTGCTTCTTCTTGCTCCAGCTCGGCCGGATCGGGCAGTGCATCAGCACCTCAACCATGACCGGACCAGCAAACAGCTCAGAACCATTCATGGCCTCCTGAGCAGCCATGGCAATCAATCCCTCATAAGCCACGGTCTTGGCTGGCGTGAACATCCGCGCTTTGCCGGCGATGGTTCCAACCCGGGCGCGCCCCTTGCCTTGCGGCTCGCCCGGAACCGTGAAGCGGATTTCATCCGGCGATGATCTGGTCATTATCTTTTTCTTCCTTGTCCAGCTGGGCATTGGTGGCGGCGAACTCGCACGCTACCAGCGTGAGGGCCAGGAAGGCATCGCCAGATCCTTCGCTGAGGATGTCGCGAATGTCCTCGCTGTAAACCAGCACCTGATGGCGGCGATCTTCTGGCAGATCGTTGATCAGCTGCTGCATCGCTTCAAGCGCTTCAAGTTCCTTGGTTTTCTGGTCGGTCATGCTGGTTGTCCTGTGTTGGCCGGCTCGATGTCGGCTCAATTTTGAATTCTGCTTTAGGCCAGATCAGCGCAGCGGCTTGCCGCGCTTCAGCCTCCGTGTATTCCTCGCCACCCATTAGGAATGGGCGGTATCCCGGCACGGTTACGCGCCAGGATCTGTGCTTGTCAGGCTTCAACTGGATCAGTTGCCGGCGCGGAAAGGTTGATGATTTGCTCGATCTTTTCGCCGTCATCATCTGCCGGCGCGGACTGAATCAGCTTGTAAGCGATTGTATTGATTTGCTCCATCCGATCGCGAAGCAGCGTCAGGTTTTCAGCCATGATCCCGACGCTCTTTTGCGTGCCGGCCAGTTCCAGCTGAAGCGCTGCATTGTCCTGGCGCAAGGCTTCGGCAATTTCTTCTGCGCTGCCGTCGGTGGCTGGCAGGATGCTGACGATCAACTGATTGATCTTCGCGCTGGCGGCGGTGCTGCCGATCTGGCTGGCTGCGTGGGCCAGGGTGTCGATCAGGTTTGCGGCTTCTTGGGTGATGCTCATGTCGGTATTCCCCACTTGTCTTGCGTTATTGGATGTTCATTTCCAGCCGTGCGGCGGCGTGGTTCTTCAGGAACTTGGTTTTCAGCGCCTGCTTCTGGTCGGCATCGCCCCGGGTGTATGCGCCTGGCCGCCAGGTTCTGACGTACAGGCTGAACGCGCCCTCTGCATCATTGATGCTCGGCATCTTCAGCGGATCGGACCACAGCAGTAGGCGGGCGAAGCAGGCAGCCAGCACGTCGTTCTGCTCGATCGCGTTCCAGCAGGTGATAGCGGCCGGCGTCACGTCCATGCTGATGCAGATGTCGGTGATGTAATTACTGGTGCTGTCGTGGTTCAGCACGCCTCTGACGCCGCCGCCCAGTTCCATCTGCCACAGGCTGCGGGCCGGACCTTTGGCTGTGCGCTGGCCAGCAACGTTTTCTGGCGCTGTCGCCTCGGTTCGCTTGACGACCTGATAGCGGCGCTCTTCAGGATCTTCCTGCTTCTGGATGGCCAGCATCATCAGGCGAGCGCCGACGGTGTCCATGCGGTCAGGCAGGTGTTCGGTCAAGGCGGTACGGATTGCAGCGAGAACGATAGCGCTCATTGATTCACCTCAAACACTGGCTCTTGGTGGAACACGTTAATGGCCGGCGACTTGCGTTGATCCTTCTTCGCCGGCTTCAGCTCGTCAGCCAGATAGTCGCCGAAAACCCACAGCATGTTCTGGATCAGCAAAGGCTTCAGGCTTAAGCAATTCAGAAATACCGGGTAGAAGATGTTCCAGGCGGCGCCCAGGGTGATCGCTGGGTTAGCGTTGCTCAGCACGCTCCAGTCGGTGACTGAGGCCTTTGCCTTGTCGAACATCGCGGCCAGCTGCTCGCGGGTTATTGTCTCTGCTGCGATCTTTGCGTCACGCTTGTTCATTGGTTGATCCCTCTGTGCCAGGTCTGCCACTCGAGCAATAGCTTCAGGTTCTGGCGTGCACACTGGTTGTTGTGGGTGATGGTGCCGATGTCGTCGGTGTCGTCCGGGTCAGTTCCTACCGGAAGGTAAAAGCATGTCGGCGCCAGCAGGCGCTGATCTGGTTTCGACGGCTTCGGGCATTGCTTGATCTGATCCGAAGAGGCTTTCGTTGTAGAGCTGCAACCAATCATCAGAGAGCCTGCAAGAGCGATCACGCCAGCGGTCGCGATACTGGATAACCTGCTTTTCCACATAGACGGTTTCCTTCTGCTGTTCGGCCTGTTGCGTATCCAGGCGCTGTGTTGATTGGCCGGTTGTGGCTTCCTGCTTGATCTCGATAGCCTGACTGGCCTCGCGCTGGTCGCCGGCCTTTTCCGACTGATCAGCCTTGTAGTTGGCCATTTCCGTATCACAGCGCCAGCCGCGCAACGTCCAGCCTACGGTCGCGCAGCCCAGCATGATGACCATGATCGAGGCGCAGACAGCCAGGTACTTGAAGACCGGGTTCATTTGTCGCTGCTCAAAATGACAAGCGCTGCCAGCTTCTTGTCAGACGAGAGCTTGCGGAAAGCCTCAAGGATTCGGATCTCTGCCGCACTTTGCGCCAGCGGGCCGGAGTTCGGAACATGGGTCGCGTCATCGATCAGCTTTTCCAGGGCGATGACGATTTCAGAGTTCATGCTGCGGTGATTGGTGCGCGCGATCTCGGCGACCTTCTCGCGCACGCCGTCGGGCAGGCGGACTACAAACTTATCTGCGATGCGGGATTCGCCATTGAACATGGTTATGCCTCTTCCTGTTGTGGATCGTTGAATGCGAAGCCGTGGCGCGCTGCGATCTGCTCGACTTCGGTGCGGCTGATGCCAAGCATGTTGGCGATACGGCTCGCCGGCAGCGCCTCGGCCAGCGCCTTGATGCGCTCGGCAATGTGGTTGTCACGCAAGGCCGAGGCCCTGCGCAGGTGTTTCATTGGGTTGAAGCTGGGCGCTGGCATTACGCCGCGCCCTTGTCGTATTTCACCCCGCAAAACGGGCAGAAGGTGGCGCGCATAGAGATCTTCTGCTTTACGGTTTTCATGCCGCCAGTTTTCTTTGGAGCCTGATACTCGATTGCAACCGGCATCGCAGCACGGTGATTCAGCCCGTCAGCGCCACCAAGGCTGAAAACATAGCCTTGCAGCTCAAGATCAAGCCCTGTTGCGCCGGCCGGCAACTGATTGGCTACGTGTTCGCGCAGAGTTTTTGTTGTTTCGCTGTGGCAGTTACACATGATGTTTCCCCATTGGTTTGGCTGTATTGGTTGTGCGATCTGGCTGGGATTCGAACCCAAAAGACTTACGTTGACTTCGGCAGCGCTACCTAATCAACCGCATCGCTTCTGCAATGGACCCTGATCCCCCGAGGCCAACTACAGATCACACACCGATAAAGCCGGGGCCGAAGCCCCGGTGGTGATCAGTCGTAGATGGCGCGGCCGCCGATGTCGTTCGGTGCCGAGATCACGCCGTCCTGCTCCATGCGCAGAATCATGGCTTCGGCGGTTTCTTCGTCGACGGAAAAGTTCGACTTGATGAAGCTGATGCTGACCTTGCGTTCACGCTGCACCATCAGCACGGCGTCAAGGTACTGGTCTTCGTTGAATGGCTGGGACTTGTTCAGTGATTCAATGGCCTTGTCGGAGACTTCAGCGAACTCGTCAACGATTGTCATAGTCGGAACAAGCAGGGTGCGCAGGCCTTCGTCATCCGGAGCGCTGATCACGCCATTTTCGGCCAGGGCCAGGATGATGTCGGTTACGTCCTTGCGCTTCACGCCAGCAGCGGTCTGAATCGCCTTCGCACTGATATCGCCGCCACCGGTGACGTGATTGAAAGCCAGTTCATACGGGGTCAGTGGAGCTGGCTTGGCCAGGTCGTCCGGCCATTGTTTAGCGTTTTCATCGGCCAGTTGTTGAAGGGCGCCCAATGGGTTTTCCGGTTCCGCCTCCAGAGGCAAATCGTTCTGGTCCTTCTGCGGCTTGTTGCTGTCGAGTGCGTCGTAGTATTCGTCCGGCGCCAGCACCAGCAGCGCACGGTGGTTGACGGTGTCGGTCAGGGCGTGGCGCTGCGGATCGCTGGTGTCGACATCAGACACAACACGAATGGTCTTGCCGGCCACCATTACGCTTTTCACGGTGGTGACGATTGCGGATCGGCCATTGGCAGCGATCACGGCAACCGCCGAACTGATCAGATCTTTCACCGCGTCGTTCAGATCGTCGATCAGCTTGGCTTCTTGGTTTTCCTTCAGCTTCGTGTTCTTGCGAACAGCTGTCAGAGCCGCTTCGACCAGATCGCGAGCAATGAACTTGGCTGAAAATTCATGCGCAGGGACGTTCATCATGCGCGCTTGTTCGATCAGTTCTTTTTCTTGCAGGTTCATAGGCGTAAATCCCATTTGGTGAGGTGTTATAAAGAGAGGCCAGTATCTTTGCCATCACGGCTCAAGTCAACCACTTAGCCAGCATTATTTTCATAATTGCCATCAAGCTCTAGATCTTCACAATCCCTTCACGGACCAGGGTGTCAATCGTGCGGAAGCAACCTTCCGCGTGGTAAAGCCGGTAATCCCTGATTGAGCTGGCATCTGTCCGGCCGTCAATCGCATCATGGCAAGCTGAGCAGGCCCATGCACCTTGCAGGTCGTTCGGCTTCATGCCCGTGCCGCAGGTGCCAGCCAATCGGTAATGCGCCAGCACTACGGTTTCAGGGTTTCCGTTGCAGATGCCGGGGATGCGCACCATGCAATCCCGTCCGCGTGCTGCTTTGGTGATTCTGTTCTGGCTCATGCAAATGTTCCAAGTTGTTCGGCTGCATTCATGGCTTCCGCCTCGGTTTCGAAATGTGATTGCAGGACCAGGCGCCAGCAGGTGGCAAATACATCCTTGTAAAGCGCTTCGAACGCAACATCGTCCATGCGTGACCAGCTGATCGACTTCGGCCGCTTCTCAACGCCGGCTGGGCTCTTCACAAGCGTGAAATGGCCCGCCTCTACTGTGATCCACTCGCGGAATGCTTCGCGACTCTTCTCCACTACAGGAAATCGTTCGGCTCGCGACTGCTCAAGCCCTTCGATGTAGGCCGCAACTGCATCAGAGAGCTGTCCAGGCTTTCCGCTTTGGGCTTCGAAGAACTTGGCCAGCCCGTGGATGCCGCGCAACTCCTGTCGTGGTATCAGTCCGCCGACGGGCTCCCAGTAATCGAACGCCAGGGCCAGCAGGGCGAAGAACTTGCCATGGAACTTCGCGTTGCGCATTTTCTTGAAGTCGCCGTGAACAGTGGCGCCGTATTTCATCTTCGAAATCAGCTCACGGTCGGCATCGGTTGCGCCGACCAGGCCGTTGGCAGAGCGAACAAGGGCAAGGTCGGCCACGATCAGATACCCAGCACGCGATTCATGCGATCTTCAAGGATCTCGTAGAAGGTTTTCACGCGCTCTTGCATCTTGCGGATCATCTTTTCATCACGCTCCATGCGCTTGATGAACAGCGGCATGCCCGGGCAATAGCTGATGAAGTCGATCCAGTCCCGATCTGAAAGCCATAAACCGCCCTGGCACTGGGCAACGTGTTCCTTTGGAACTTCATCGGAAAGGATGATGTCGACCTGAAACTTCGGGAGTTTTGTCTTGATCTCGTTGAGTCCTTTCGGGCCTACGAGCGAGTCAGGACTGTAACCACAGCCGTGATTGAGGATGATCGCCACCTGATCACACTCAAGATCAGTTTGCGCCAGGTACAGGGCGCGTGCCTTCGGCTCCAGCTCGTGGCCGCGCTCGGTATGCTTGTTTCCTTCAAATGCATCCGCCGATTCGCCAGTGATGCGCTCGCCAATCAGGATGTTCATGTAGGTGATTGCTCCTACACCAAAGCCTTCGACACCTTTGCCGTCTACCAGCAAGCTGCTGATTTCGGACATGGTCACAATGCCAGTGCGCAGCGCGTGCCACTCGGGCGATCCTTGTTCTAAGTCACGGATGATTTGCATGCCCATTATGCGTTCCCCTGTGCGGCCTTTGCCGCTTTTGAAATTGAGTTGTTGAGGCCGGCCACCACGCCGTCAAATGCTGACTTCGCAATCTGGCCCGGGTCGCCGTACATCTTTTCGAAGTTGGCGTGAACCGCTTCGCTGCACTTGTCCAAAAGCCCCTGAACCTGGCGGGCCTGAGCAGGCGTGATCAGCGGATCGGTCGGCGCCTTGTATCCATCGTTGTCGTTGTCGTCGCCGCTGGTGATGTTCAGAAGGGCGCACATGACGTACCGTTTGCCGTAGGTGGTGGTCGACCCAACTTCCTGGACAGCGCTGCGCTGGGCGCCTTTATCTAGAGGCAAAATCATTTCGGTTTCTTCGCGGTGCCCGGCCTTGTGCATCAGAATCCCGATGATCTTTACGGCGCCGTCGTTGTTTTTTACCTTGAAAGACACGCCAAAACCGAACTTGGCCATGATCGGGCGCACCGCATAATTGATGTCGTCAAGGTCGGCATACATCTTTTTCGTGTGCGTGTTCTGCGTGCGCTTCTCCACCGACGGCATTTCACATTGCATTTCGGCAAACGCTGCGTTGAAGGCCTCCAGCGCGCTCTTGGCTTCCATCCGATCCTGCAGCGCGATCAGGCGTTCCAGCTTGTCCATGTCGCAGCGCGGATCGAGGGCCAGCCGGCTGATGGTCGATAGCATGCTGACTTCTTGCCCTGGTTGCTGGATCGCGATGGATTGGTGCCGCTCTTCCGGCATGATGATTTCTTGGGTCATTGTCAGTTACTCAGAAGGAAATGGTGACGCTCGGTACTTCGCCGCGGGCGATCTTCAGGACGATGGCCTTGGCCAGCTCTTCGCTGATGTTCATGCCAATGAAGGCATCTTTGGCGGCCTTGAGGACTTTCGATTTGTGCTCGACATCGGCCTGGCGTTCTTTTGCCTGGCGCTCAATCTCTGCCTTTTCATCCGCCTGGCGCTCGCGCTCGGCCTGTGCAGCGGCCTCAGCCTTGGCAGCGGAATCGCGCTCGGCCTGCTCGGCGCGCTGGTTGGCTTCCAGCTTTTCGCGTTCGGCCTTCTCAGCCTGCAGCTTCAGATCCAGTTCTCGGCGTTCGGCGGCGTTCTTTTCATCAAGAGCCTTTTGCGCCTGTTCGTCGCGCTCGCGCTGGGCCTTCTCTTCAGCTTCAGTGCGCGCCTTATCAGCGGCTTCACGGGCAATGCGCTCTTCACGGTCTTTCTGCTCGCGAGCTTCGGATTCGGCGCGCAGCTTTGCAAGTTCGGCCTGCTCTGCGTCTTGCTTCTCACGCTTGGCCAGTTGCGCGGCCAGCGATTCAATGGCGGCAGCTTTGGCGCGATGGGCTTCGGCTTCGAACTCTTCCCACTTCTCACCGACGACGATGCTTTGAACCTTAGCGAGCGAAGTCTTCAGCTCTTCAGCATCAAGGTCGGTGTTTTCGTTGGTGCGAAGCTTGAACCAATCAATGCCGTTTTGGAGTTTGTCAACTCGGGCGTCTTCTGCTGCCTGCCAGTCGTCCAGGGGCTTGCGAACCTCGTCCTTCCAAGCGTCTAGCAGGTCACGCATGCGTTTGCGCTCGGCGTCTATCAGCTTCGGGACTTCCTTCAGGTCGGCAACCAGCTTTTTGCCGACATCGTCCAGCGCGGTTTTTGAGCGGGCGACCTTGTGCGCGATCGAGGCGATAGCCTCTCGGCCTTTCTTGGTGGTGATATCAGGAATGAATCCATCGATCTCTTCACGGATATGCGCCAGGTATGGATCGAGGCCTTGCGCAGCACTGAACACGGCCAGGGCGTTTTCCTTGGTCGGAACTGTTGCGATTTCTGTCTTGCTGGTCATTCGATAATCCCCATTATCAGGCGCCGGATTGGCGCTGCGTTGCCACTATAATTGCCACCACGAATGATGGCAATTGTTTTATTCGATTCCAGCAGAAATAACGTTGTGCATGGTGCGAGTCATGGTTTCGATGGCGCGCTTGAACAGCATCACGCGATCAATTGCGCGAGCCCAGCGCAGGCGCTCGATGATTTCGAACAGCTCAAGGTCGCCGCGCTTGCAGGTCAGCAGGTAGTAGTTTTCGTGCGGTGTTGACTGCCAGGTAATGCGCTCGCTCATTGATTAAGCTCCTTGACCTTGTCGAGGCAGGCGTTCAACTCGCGAGCCAGGTCATAGCATTGGTTTGTCGTCAGGACTGGTGCGCCACGGACTTTTTCGAGGGCCTTAAATACGTCAAGACCAAGCACCGCTACCGGCGCGGGCTGCGAGACTGGTTGGCGGTAAAGGATTCGAGTTTCATACATGTGGCTGTCAGTGCGGCAGACACTAAACGTGAAGTCGTCCATATCCTCCCATGTTGCTGGCTCTCCTGTGATCTCGCGGGCCTGTAGCACCGGCTCCCCCTGCCCACCCTTAAGCCGCTCGATTTCTGCTGCCTGCTGGGCAATGACCTCAGTCAGATCCTTGATAAGCGCGCCATTCGTTGGGGCTTGCAGTTCGGCGAGTTCGGGCGGGGCGCGAAACAGCGGGCATATCAGGTGCAAGCGCGGGTTGTTCTTTTCAAACCCCCATTCGACTTGTTGCAAATCAACGAACCCGATAACGCCGGTTTCTTCGTGCTGATACATGAAGGCTTCAGGCTCAGGATTAGGCTGGCGCTCGACGACAGGGGCGGCGATAGCGTCGAGGACTTCCTGCGACAGCTTGTGCCAGCCTTCGTCGTCGAGAGCATTTATGACTCTATCTACCAGTTCATGCTGCAAAACTACAATTTTACTGCTCATTCGCTTCACCCTCTCCAAGCCGTGTTGCAGATATGACACTTGTGCATCAGGCCAAAATTCCAATGTTGGAATGGCGACGTACCGCACTTCGGACACTTTGTCATTTTTTAGAATCCTTCCAGCCCTTACTGAACAGCTTGCGTGACATTTTGTCGGTGCGCGGATAAGGGTTATCTGACTCTGGAAGACCAACAGTCCCGAAGTACATGCCCTCCTCGTAAGGTGAATCCGCTACAGAAACTCTTGAACCATCCGGGCGGATACGCGCCGCTGGCATTGGCAGATCATTCATACGCCTGCTCCCGATTCGGTGGGTTTTGTATCTGTCGGCGCACCGTTGCCCGAGCCAAGAAAGCCGCAACCAGCGTCATCGCACTGCTCGACAGTTGCTCTATCGCAGTTACTGCAACGTGCCGATTCGGTTGGTTTGAGTGCGGCGTCTTCCAATGCTTCTTCAGCCGTCAGCTCAATCGCATGACACGACCACCCAGCGTTGCACCGCGTGATTATTTCCTTCAACCCTGCCGTAAGGATCGCATTCCGCTGCTCGGCGGCTTGAAGTGATAATTTCAGACTGATGTTGCTGTGTTCCAGCGTATCGAACTCATCTTCCAGTTCGGTCAACTCTTCCCGCAACTCTTCCTGCTTTTCGATTGCAGCCTTGTACGCAACTTCAGAGTTGTGTTCGCTGCGCTTGGCCGTGGCCAGCTCTTCCCGCAGCGCAGCCTCGGTTGCCTGATGATCATCCAGCCTTACCCATTGCCCCTCTGAGTCTTCATAGTGGCCGTTATCGTTATGACTGCCGCTGTATCGCTTCACTTCACTCATTTTCAAACCTCCGATAGTCAGTTATGAAACAGGCGGCACGTCAGCGCGGCCGCAGTTATTGATGCGAGAATCCAGCAGGCAGCCAGGGTCATTCGGAGACCTCGTCAAGCTCGCGAGCGTCATCACTATCAAGCAGCAACGCTCTCTGGCAGCGCGCCGTGTGGTGCGACAGGGTGCCGAAGCCGTTGAATTGCATGCCGCAGCCTTGGCATTCATGTTCTGATTCGTGCTGCTCGTCTGGCTCGCTCATATCAATCCTCACTCTGTTTCCCTGCATACGGCTTTCCGCATCTCGGGCAATCACCGTGGTTAGAAAACCACTCAGCCGAATAGGCGCTCTTGTGGCACTCGGTACAATTGACCATTACGAGGTCTTCGGGCGGATCAAGGGGCGGGCCTCCGATGTAGATGCGGTTGCGTGGTTTCATAATTTCCCGGCCCCGCGACACTTCCAGCAGTCCGAGTCGCTGTAATGGCTTGAGCTGATGATTTCGATCAGCCGACCAGTACCCTTGCAGGTCACGCAGAAGACTTTAGCCTGCTCGATTTTTAGCTTGCGGCTCAGCTCAGCAGCTTCACGCACGGCTGGGTTTTCAACCGGCGCTGAGTAGTCGCCCTGTACGCTTGCGCATGATTCGAAGTCCTTTGCCATCGCCTCGATCTGCTCGCTCGTGGCTTCAACGCCGTGATCGCCAAGAATCTCTTCTAGGCAGATTCGCCAGTATTCAATACTCATCAGTAAATCCCCGCAGCTTTGCCAAACCAGGCGCCGAACAGAGTCAGCGCCGCGATGATGACCACGATCCCAAGCAGCCACGATGCCCGAGGCTCGTCCTTTGTCGGCGCCGTCAGCGCGCTTAACGGAATCGGCTCATCGATCGTCAGCATGTAGCCGTTTAGCCGCCAGTGCGACAGATAGGCAAGTTCCTTGCGGGTGCAGCGTTTGGCTTGGGTCTTCATGGTCGCTTCCAGAGTGGCGGGGTTAGTCGGTGCGCATCAGTCGTCGCATACGCCATCGCATGCCGCATAATCGACAACTATGGTTGCGGGCTTGTCTGTGTATGCCCACGAAGATACATTTCTCCAATCGATACGATCCGCGCGCTGAACAATCTCTTGGCCTCCGCCACGAGCGTGAACTATGGAATCCTTCTTTACCCCAGCTGGCCGGCGGGACCCATTCCGAACGTGTAATTGAAACTCGCTCATCTCAATCTCCAATCAGGCGATATACCCGCCCGGCATAGTGGTAACGACTTTCTTCGGCGCGTCGTGCATGCGGCCGTTGGCGCAGTCACTGACGTTTGGGAGGTGCGCGGCGCGCTTCAGCTCCGCGGTTCCGACCATGATGCCGGCTGCCGTGCAGAGTTTTCGGTAGGCCCGGGATTCGACTGCATCCAGATGCCCGGTGGCGAACAGCGTATCCACCAGTTCTTTGGCTGCCGCCAGATTCTCCCGCGCCACCGTCGGGTGCTTCACGTCTTTGGCAAACTCCAGCAGCAGATGAAAGCGCTGCTCAAGGTAGATCGGCATCATGGTTATTCCCCTTAACGGAACAGGATCGGCAAGAACGGCACGTTTTCTTCGCTGAGCATGTACCAGAGTTCGCGGATCTCACGCGGCTCGACGAAGCGCAGGTAACCGCTTCCGAAGTCGGCGACGTGTAGGCCTTTGGTGCGTCTGCGTTCTTGCATGGTCGTTCTCCCGGTTGTTGTACTGGCAAAGCCCCAGTTAAGGGGATTGATGTGGGCGGGGTTGGTTAGCAGCCACTGCGCGCTTCATGTTCAGACTCGGCGGCCTCTTGCAGTTCGCGAATCTTCTGTTCGGTCTTGGCTGCCATTACAGTTTTGCCGCGAGCATTGAAGTCTTCCAGCATTTCGCAAAGGGACTTGAGTTGCGCTTGTTGGTTGGTCATCTCGTCTTGCTCCGTTGTTCGTTTCGATGTGGCGACAATATCAATATGCAGATAATGCGTCAACGAGCATTGGAAATATATTTAAAGGCTTGTGAGGATGCGAGATAGATAAATCTCAGGCAAAGAAAAGCCCAGCGCTTGGCTGGGCTCTTTTGGCGCGACTGATCAGGCTGCCTTTTTCAACTCGGCCGGTGCCTTCTTCGTGTATTGCGACAGGAGGCGCTGAAGCTTTGCCTCGAACTCATCGCGCTCACTGTCAGGCAGGTGCTTGATCACCGCCGATATATCGTGAACGAGGAAGCCGGTCAGGATGTCATCCTTGCTGATCTGGACGCCAACCAATGAAGGCATCACCTCGGCCTTTACGCGGTTTGCTGCCTTGACCTCATTTACGGCGTTCCTGATGTCTCGCATCGTCTTGTAGTCCCGGATGTCCAGGCCGAATTTGTACATGTTTCGCAGAGCGCTCAGGTAGTTCTTCACCGTCGGCGGAGCGGCCGTTAGATCTGAGCCGGCTTTTGGCCTTCCCTTCCCCATCAACCATCCGTTTTCCTG